GCGTCCAACTTCACCTCGAACATCCTGGTGATCTTGGCCGAGCTGCGGGCGCAGTTGGCGGTGTATGTGCCCCCGGCGTTCTGCAAGACGATCGCCTGACCGGGAGTTGATCAGTGCCGTACCGAGCTTCGGTGTACCGGCGTGGTGGGCGCGAGTCACGTGCCGCGACGACGCGCTATATCCAGCGGTGCCCGTGCTGCGGAGTCGAGGTCGCAGCCCAGGTCATCCCGCTGCGACCGCGCCGGTACATCGGCCCGGACGAGCTGGCCGAACAGGACCCCGGGCGTGTAAACAGTCCGGGGGACGACCCAGAGGCGGGGACCGAGGATGACCAGTCCGGTGATCGGTTACGCGAGCATCGACCAAGCGAAGGCTGCGGGTGCCGTGGGCACCGACACCGAGATCACCCAAGCCCTGCGTGACGCCAAGATCGTCATCGACCGCTATACCCGGGACCTGTTCGAACCCACCGACATGAGCACGTATGTCGACGTCGACTCCACGGGCATGGGGTATCTCGATCGGTGGGCAGCCAGCGTTACCGTCGGCACGCTGGGCACCGACGGCCGTACGTGGTGGGCAACGGGCGCACTGCCCTTCCCGACCGGTGCGGCGTTCGAGGTGCCGGGGGACTACGGCCACCGGGTGACCCCGGTGCCGGTGAGCAACGCAGCGGCACGCCTGGCCGCGCTGTACTGCCCGGCTCCGTTCACCGCGCAGGCTGACGCGGAAGGAAACCCGATCGGCCGACCCCCGGCACCCACGCAACAGGACGAGACCGACCCGGCCCCGCCGAGCCAGCGCCAAGGCGAGGCCGACTACGAACGCACCACCGGCGACCCGGTGACCGATCACTGGCTTGAGCCGTACAAGACGAACCGAGTGTTGATCTAGATGGCATTGATCACGAGTGAGGGCACGCAACCGGAAAGGATCAGGATCATGGCAACCAAGCCGACCGCCAAGGATGAGCCGAGCAGCACGGCGGAACCCGCGCCGCAGCCGGTGACCACGGAGACGTCGAGCACCAAGACGACCAACATCGAAGGTGACGTCAACATCGACATTGACTGGGCGAATTGGTTCGACCGCGGCCCTCGCGACAACGCCTAGATCATGACGGCGACCACGGGCGAAACCGATATCGAGGTCTACCCGCCCTATGAGCTACCCCCGGAGGCGGGCTACGACTGGCCTCCCGTCCAGTGGATGCCGCCGCTCTACACCCATCAGATCGACTTCGACGACCTGTTCGGTGACCCCGGTCCGACCCCTCGCCCGGATCCGCAGGATTGATCATGCCTGCCTCGGTGACCTGGGAGAATGAGCGCCAGTGGCGGGATGCCATCGTGCGCGTGCTCGACGACTGGGATTCGGGTCTGCGCGCCAACGTCGGCGATCTGCTCGACATGGCCGCCGCGGAAGCACGCAAGCGCTGCCCGGTCGACACCGGGCGCTTGCGGCGGGGCATCGAGACCGACGTCGACACCGGCGCGGCTCACTCGGAATGTGTCGGCGTGCTGTTCGACGATGTTCCGTACGCCCCGTTCGTGGAGTTCGGCACCCGCTACATGCGCGCACAGCCGTTCCTGCGCCCCGGCATGGCTATGGCCCAGGCCCGCTACGAACGCGAGATGATCAAGGGGCTGCGGTAGCGATGGGCACTCCCGTGGTCAGCAACGCCACCGTTTCCGGCGCGCTCAAGTATGTGATCGAGTCGGCCGGGCTGGGCGTGACCGTGTTCCGGGACCTGGCCCCGCCCAAGGCACCGTGCCCGCTGGTCGTGATCACCGAGGGTGTGGCGTGGAACGTGATTCCGTCCGGTGACACCGATGCCGAGGGTGAGCTACGGGTCCGCGAGCAGGCGCAGGTGGACATCTACCAGGCGTTGAAACACCCCGACGGCACCCGGGCCGAGACCATCGGGCTGGAAGATCACATCTGTTGGCTGATGCACCGGACCAGGCTGCCCAGTTGGTTGATCACCTGTTACGGCGTGCAGATCCTGACCCGCTCATCCCAGCAACCCAGCGACAACCTACGGCGCACCATCGTGACGGTGCAGATCGATCGAGTGTTGGCAAACCCAGCACCATGAGGAGGAAGCGATGAGTTCCCCGACCCCGGTGTCCGATCAGGGCATCACCAAGGTCTACGCCGTACAGCACTGCCAGATAGCCAGCGTGCTCACCGATGCGGTAGGTGCGCTGGCCACCTACGGGGAATGGTTCGACGTGCCCGGCATCAAGAGCCTGGCCCTGACCGGCGACATGGACACCAAGCAGCTCCGCGGCGACAACCGGTTGATCGACCAGCAATCGATCATCACCGGGCTGACCGCGGCCATCGAGAACGCCAAGCTGTCGCTCATGAACCTGGCCGTCATGTTGGGCGGCACCGTGACCGACCGCACGGCGAGTATTACCGTCCCGTACACCGGGCAGGGCTGGTCGCTGCCGGGTAACGCGTTCCCGCTCTCGTTCGGGATGCGCGCGGTCAGCGCGGCAGCCGACGCACCCGGCGGCGCGGTGGCGTTCGTGCTGAGCAAGTGCTCACTATCTTCCTTCCCCGAGATCGGCGCGGCCGAAGAGGACTACCAGACGGTGTCAGCGGAGATGAACGTCAACCCGCCCACCGGGACCTCGCCGTGGGTGGACATCGTGATCATCGATGACTACGACGCGCCGGACCCGTGGGAGCCGGAAGCACCGTTCGCCTAGTCAGGAGATCAAGTCATGATCCGAAGTTTGATCATCGCGGCGGTACTGCTGGTCGTCGGATTCGCGGGCGCAGGCCTGGCGAGCGCGGGGGAGGCCAAGGGGCATCTACTGGTCAGCGTGGGCGCGGCCACCGCTGTGGCTACCCCACCCGGCCAGGTGCGCAAGGTCGTTGCGGCCGAGTGCCCGGTCGGAACGGTGTTCAGCATCGACGCCATCCGCGCCGCGTTCCCCGCCCCGGTCACGGTGTGCACCGGGGTAGTCGTGACCTCGCAGGTTCCGGCCGAAGTGGAACCGGTACCCGTCTAGACCCTTCCCGATGGCACCCCATGAGGTGGCGACTATGCAAGATCGGTCCGCTCCCTCGCGTGGCCCCCGCCGCAACCCGACGCGTGGGCCGCACACATCGAAAGGATGTGCCGCATGCCCGGCACCGGGAACGGATCCGGCCAATGGATCACCGTAGGTGAGGCCAAATACGAACTGATCTACTCCATGCTCAGTCTGGAGAAGATCGAAACCCAGTTCGGCTCCGTGGTCGAGATGCAAGCCATGATCACCGACGCCGAGGGCCAGGTGAAGTTGGACCGCCCGGTCGTCAAGCTACTGATCGACATCATCCATGCCGGGCTCCTGCACGAGTTCGAGGACAACGACACCGCGCGCCGGGTACTGGCCACCGGGATCCGTCCGGCCGACCTGGACACCATCGTGACCGCGTTCACGCTGGCCTTCACCGATGCGTTCGGTGAGCTGGGCGAGCGGGTCATGGCGGGGGAAACGAGCGGGCCGGTGACAGTTCAGCCGATGGCACGGCCGAACCGGGCGGCGCGCCGGTCCGCATCCCCTTCGCCCGTTGGTACTACATCGCCACAGTTGTCCTCCAAAGATCGCAAGCGGAGTGGGAAGAAATGACCCCGCGGCAGTTGCGCGGGCTGGCCGAGCTGCACCACGAGGCGGGAGGCGACGGTTCGGCCCCGACCCCGCCCCGGCAGGCGGCGTCTACACAGGGCGGCGCCGGGTGGCTCATGGCGGTGTCGCAGTCGCTGGAGCGCAACCGACCCAACCGGCGTGTAAACGCTCCGACAGGGTGATCTAGATGGCCTTGCTGCCCGATCTGGTCGGACGCATCCGGCTGGACATGTCCGAGCTGAACCGAGCCCAGAGCGAAGCCACCTCGCGCGGCGCGGCCATCGGCTCGGCCCTGGGCACCGCCGTGGGTTCGATGGCCGGTGGGTTGCTGGCGGCGGCAGGCGAGAAGGTCATGACGTTCGTGTCCGGATCGGTGGACGCGTTCGCCAAACTGGAAGACGCGACCAGCGTCACCGGAATCAAGTTCGGTGAGGCGGGCGCCTCGGTGGAACGCTTCGCCGAGACCGCCGACCGCTCGTTCGGGCTGAGCAAGCGGGCCGCGCTGGAAGCCTCGAACACCTTCGGCACCTTCGGCAAGGCGGTGGGCCTGACCGGGCAGCCGCTGGCCGACTTCTCCACCCAGATGACCGGGCTGGCCGGGGACATGGCCTCATTTGCCGGGACCACCCCGGATGAGGCGGTGACCGCGCTCGGGGCCGCGTTCCGCGGTGAGTACGACCCCATCGAGCGGTTCGGCGTGTTGATCAATAAGGAGATGGTCAACCAAAAGGCCCTCCAGATGGGCTTGGCCGCGACCAGCTCTGAGATCACCAAGGGTGATGAGATCATCGCCACCCGGGCGCTGATCATGGAGCAGACCGGGCAGGCGCAAGGCGACTTCGCGCGCACCGGTGACAGCGTGGCCAACTCGCAGAAGCGGATTGCCGCCGAGACCGAGAACGCCCAAGCCGCGCTCGGCCAGAAGCTGGCCCCCGCCTACCTGGCCGTGCTCAACGCGCTGAACCCGCTGATCGGCGGGCTGACCACGTTCGTCGGCGCGCTGGTCGACGGGGTGAGCTTCCTGTGGCAGTGGCGGGACGCCATCGGCGCCATCCTGCTCGTGATCGGCATCCTGAACGCGCAGGTCATCGCGTTTAACGTGGCGATGGCCGCCGCGCTGATCATGAACACGGTTGTCACGGCGGCGCGCGGGCTGGCTACCGCGTTCTGGGCACTGAACGCGGCCATGATCGCCAACCCGATCGGGGCGCTGATCGCAGTGCTGGCGGCGCTGGCCGCCGGGCTGGTCGTGGCCTACAACCACTCCGAGACCTTCCGCAACTTCGTTGATCAACTCTGGGCCACGCTGTCCGGCTTCCTGGGGGAGACCGGGCCCGGGTTCGTGGCGTGGGCGGCCAAGCTGGCGACGTCGTTCGGCCAGGCCATCACCGATATGAATAACTTCGGTAACGCGGTCAACGCCTGGGGTACCAAGGTCAAAAACTCGTTCGTCCAGGCGTATCAGGACGTCGAGGGGTTCGGCACGCACGTCAATAAGTCGCTGAGCGACACCGGGAATGATCTCTC